TCTGGCGTGCCAGTGTCTCGCGGTCAGACGTTTTCAGGTCAACCACTCCCACCAACCAACTTAACGAAAGGAACATCGTGAAATTGCACGTCATCAACGATACCCACATCGGCGCGATCCGAAGTGGGGGCACTAACCCCGCCTCTGCCTTCGCCCTGCGAACGTACATCCTCGAACGCTTCAACGCGCTGCTGGATGCCTGCACCGAGGGCGACCTCCTGATCAACGGGGATTTGTTCGACACCTTCAGCATCCCCTACATCGATCTCCTCGCGGCGTTCGATGCGCTCACGAGCTGGCTGTCCGACAACAAGGGTCATGTGCTGCACCTTGCGGCAGGCAACCATGACCTGTCCAAGACGACGAGCACCATGTCGTCGTTCCAGTTCCTCGGCCGCCTGTTGGGCAAACACCCGCGCGTGATGATCTACGAAGAGCCGGGCCTCATCGCGGGGCACGACGACATGTGGGTCATTCCGCACATGCCGAACCAAGACCTGTTCGACCTTGCGTTGACGCGGGTGCCCAAGGGCATGAAGTACGTGTTCATGCACTGCAACTTCGACAACAAGTTCGCACAACAGCAGGACCATTCGCTGAACCTCAGCGCAGAGCAAGCTCGTGCGCTGGACGTGGAGCGGATCGTCCTCGGGCACGAGCATCAGCGGTCGATGCACCTGACGGGCAAGGTCATGGTGCCGGGCAACCAGATTCCTTCCAGCGTGGCCGACTGCTTGGGTAACCGCGAGAAGTTCATGGTCCGCATCGAGGACACGAAGTTCGAGTCCATCGTCGTCTGGGAAGCGAAGGGATCGTTCTATCGTGCCGACTGGCACGAGCTGTCAAAGGTCCCCGACGATGCCCAGTTCATCCGCGTCGAGGGCGATGCTGCCGCGAGCGAAGCCGCAGCCGTGGTCTCGCTCATCGCCAAGCTGCGCCAGTCGCACAAGGCGTTCGTGATCACCAACGCCGTGCAGATCGAAGGCCGCAAGTCGGACACGGAGAAGGCGACGCTGGAGAAGGTCCAGAGCTTCGACGTGTGGCAGGCCCTGCTCGCGAAGATCAAGAAGCCTGAGTGGAAGGCCAAGCTCACGAAGCTGAAGGAGGAAAACAATGTCCAGCATTGACATCGAAACGAAGCAGCGTGTGGCTCTCTTCGCGCTGAACCAGATGCTCAAGGGCAACCACTTCGACATCTGCACCGTCCGTGAGGTCGGCGACATGCTGGGCGTGCCTTATCGCGGTGAAGCGTACGAGGTGCTCAGCACACTGCACTGCATCGACTACGCGAAGATGCCGAAGGACATCCGCGACATGATCCCTGAGCTGATCCAGCAGTGCCTCGGCGTCGAGCCGATGAAGCTGATCGAGCACATCGCCCCGCCACTGACTCCGATCCGGCCTGTGCTGATCAGCGGGGTCCTCGACGTGAACACCAAACCCAAGTCTGCTATCCAGCGCCTTCTCGGCCGCTGAAAGGAACTTTAGCCATGTTTCGTGAAGTCAATCTCAAGAACTTCCGCCAACACCGCGACCTCACCGTCAACCTGACGGAGGGTGTCATCGCTGTGCGCGGCGCGAACGAAGCGGGGAAGACCACCATCCTCGAAGCCATCGCCTACGCCCTGTTCGGGGCGACGGCGCTGCGCGATCCGCTGTCCGACACCGTGACCTACGGCGAAAAGGAGTCCACGCTGAAGGTGCGCGTGGACTTCGAGCTGAACGGCGCGGCGTACCGTGTGACGCGCAGCAAGTCCGGCGCGGAGATTCGCGGCGGTGAGGAGTACGAGAAGATCGAGGCGACCGGCCAAGCCGAGGTCACGAAGTTCGTGGAAACGCTGCTGGGCGCATCCAAGGACGTGTGCCGCAACCTGATGCTGGCCGACCAGCAGGCGCTGCGCGGTGCCCTTGCGAAGGGGCCGAGCGCGGCCATCGAGCTGATCGAGAAGCTCGCCAACTTCTCCCTGATCGACACGATCCTCGGCCTGGTGCAGGACAGGCTGCCCTGCGGCACCACGACCACGGTCGAAGCCCGCATCCAGACGCTCGAAGCGCAGGTGGCCGCTCCGGTGCAGGACGACACCGCGCCGCTGGCCGCCAAGGTCGAAGAGCTGGAGGTGGTCGAGAACGACGCGCTGGCCGTGTATCACGAGCGCAAGGCCGACTACGACGCCGTGCAGGAGCCCGCCCGCGAGGCTGAGCGCCGCATCAAGGCGCTCGCCGAGGCCCGGACCCTGCTCGCCTCGGCCAAGACCCGCCACGACGCTGCCAAGGCCGCGTACGAGCGCATCAACCCGGTGCCCGGCCCGACCGAGGCCGAGATCGCCACGCTGCGCAAGGCGGCCGACGATGCCTCGAACATGGTGGCCGCTCGCGCTGCCCGCCGCGAGCTAGAAGCACTGCCCGAGCCGGACAACGAATGGGAGGGCGACTACGCTTCCCTCGTGGCCGACCGCGATGCCGCGCTCACCAAACGCGACAAGCACCGCACCCTCGTCAGCTCGATGGTGGCCGAGATCGCCGGATTGCGCGGCATGCGGATCACGCAGACCGCTTGCGGCTTGTGCGGCAAGGACTTGACCGACGTGCCCGAGGTGGCGTCCAAGAACGCGGAGATCGACCGGAAGATCGAAGCCGTGACCGCGACCAAGGACGCCGAGGCGACGGCGGCCGAGGAAGCCGACGAGATGTTCCGCGCCCTGAACGGGATCGTGGCCGCGTCGGAGACCCGCCAGCGCGTCTACCAGCGCCACGCCGCATACATCACCCTCGACCACGGCTACGTCCCCGCCCGCTGGACGTGGACCGGCCCCGACACCGACGCCGCCGTGGACGCGGTGAGCGCCCAGACCAAGCTCCGTGACGCCCTCGCGGAGGTCCAGCGCTACCAGATGGCCGTGGGCCAGCAGACGCAGGCCCGCGCCACCCTCGACCAGGCAGAGCGGGACTACGAGCACGCCATGGACGACGAGAAGGCCGCAGCCGGGGCGGCCGAAGGTCAGCAGGCGGTGCTGGACGACGCCGCGACCAAGACCGTTCACCTGAACGACGCCCAGCTCGCCGTCCGGGAGGCGCAGGAGGCCCTGAAATCGGCCCGCCAAGCGCTCGAAGCGGGGTTGGCTGTGGTGGCGGAGCGGCAGCGGGCTCGCGACGCTCTGGAGGCTCAACTGAAGGCCGCCAAGGAAGAGCTGGTCGAGGTGCAGGACAACAACGCCCTGATCACGGCGATCCGCAAGGCGCGGCCCGAGATCACGGATGAGCTGTGGGACATTGCCTCGGCCTCGATCTCGAAGCACTTCTCCGACATCCGGGGCACCGACAGCACCGTGACCCGTGCCGACAACGGCTTCAAGGTGGACGACCGGCCGATCACCGGCTTGTCGGGCTCGACGCTCGACGCGCTGGGCCTGGCGATCCGCGTGGCCCTGACGAAGGTGTTCCTGCCCAACACGTCGTTCATGATGCTGGACGAGCCCGCTGCGGCGGCCGACGACCAGCGCGAGAGCAACATGCTGGGCCTCATCTCCACCTGCGGCTTCGAGCAGGTGGTTCTGATCACGCACTCGGACCTTGCGGACTCGTTCGCATCGCAGGTGGTGCGGATATGAGCACGATGCTGTATGGGTGGTGTACGACGATGCCCCACCCATGGAAGAAAGCGCACCGGCACGGCGCTGACGACGGGCAGGTGGGTTGGAAGCTACACGCTGTCCCGATGGACGAGAAAGGTAACGTCGAGAAGCGTGCGCAGGCCCTGTGCGGCCTGCGCCCGCGTCACGGCTGGGGCATGGACCTGTTCATCGAGGACGTGTGCTCGCGCTGTGAGGCGATCATGGATCGCCGCGAGGCGGCAGGCGACGAGTTCATCGACATCCCTGAGAAGCTGAGCGAGGAGCGAAAGAAGGCCGAGTACGCGGCCTTCCTCGCAGAGGAAGCGGCCGAGGGCCGCACATCACGTAACGACGACAACGAGTAAAGGAACTTCAAATGCATATCGCAACCTTTCAGCACGCCGTCATGCTCTGGATGGAGCAGTGCTTCGGGCACGCCACCAACGGGCAAAAGAAGAGCGTGCGCAACTTCCGCTTCCTCGAAGAAGCGCTGGAACTCGTGCAAGCTGCGGGCATGTCCCGCGAAGATGTCATGCGACAGGTGGAATACACCTACAACCGCCCGGCCGGGGAACCGGCACAGGAGCTGGGCGGGGTCATGGTCACGCTCGCCGCGTGGGCCGGAACCCACGGCCTCCAGATGTCCGAGCACGGTCCTGCCGAGCTGATGCGGATCGACACCCCGGCCATGGTCGCCAAGATTCGCGCGAAGCAGGCGAGCAAGCCAGGCGAAGGCGGTGCGCCGCAGCCGGAGAGCGTGTGATGGCCGAGACCCTGAAAAAGCTGCGCGTGGACATCAAATTCACCGCCACGACCGGCTACCGGGCGGAAGTCGGGTTCAACAGCCACGGCACCGTGCGCTGCCCGCCGCGCGACGTGCTCCTCGAAGCGGGCCGTGAGATCGCTCGCCTGGCAGCCCTGTGCGGCTGGACGGACGACCTCAAGGCCAAGGTCGAGGAAGCTGACTCGGCGGTGAGGAAGGACCTTATGGAAAGGAAACAAGCATGAACGATGACGACAAGCGCGAACGCCAGCAGGTGACGACGGCGCAACTCTTGAAGCAGGCGCAAGAAAACTTCCCAGCGCAAATTGAGTTGGAGAGATACCTCGCCAAGCTGACGCGCATAAAGTACCTTGCGCTGGTGGAGGAAGGCTTTACCGAGTCGCAGGCCCTCGACCTCCTGAAGACGTGGAAGGCGTGATCATGGACGCGCCGAAGCCGATCACCGAGATGAGCCCGGAGGAGTACGCTCTCTGGATCGCGGAGAAGATGATGGGCGGCTGGGTGCCCATCGAGCACTACATGCGGATGTTCCCGCACGAGAAGCGCAAGAACATCGACGTGCGCCTGACGCGGGGAATCTGGCAGCGCGGAGTCCACTACTCGGTGCCGGATCGCAGCAACCGAGCGTGGATCAACCTACTGGCCGTGCGCCGATGGATCGAAGAGGGACAGAAGCAGTCCAGCGACGGTTACGACGACAATCACAGTCCCAAGGCGTAGAGGCGGCGGAAGCGCCAACCAGATGAGCCAGGCCGTCGCCCAGCGCGACGGCTTTTTCATCTGGGCCACGACTCGATGAGGAGCATGCGTTTGCCGTGCTCACAGCCGCTGTACTTGATCCAGAGAGCGGTCCACTCGGCAAGGTCCTGTCCGGTGGCGTCGTCCCTCAGGTCATCGGGCGCTGGGCAGCTCGCCGTCGCCTGCGCACTCGGCTGCGGAATTTGCGCGGGCGCAGTGTCCCGCAGCGTTGAGCAGCCGGACGCCAGCAGTGCCGACAGGGCAAGCAGCGAGGTCTTTCGTGACATACCTGATCTCCGTGACAGTTTCGGTGATGATCTTTTCCTTGGTCTCGTTCATGACCACGTACTTCTTCTCCGCCTGCCGCTGAAGTTCGAGGTTGCGCTCGCGCTGCTCCTCGACCTTCTCGCGCATCTCGGCTCGGACCTCTTCGCGACCGTCCTCGCGCAGGCCCTCGTTGTACGTGTGAACGCCCCATGTGACGCCGCCAACCACGACAGTGACAGCCACGCCTACGACGATGGCTTTGGCGATGGGGCCGCCCGGAATGATGTCAAGAATGTCCATATCTGTCAGCTCCAAGAAACGTCCTGCGGATCATCCGGCTGCACCCGCAGCTCGGGAGGAAGACTGCGCTGCACCTCTGGGCATGCGCGGGCCGCTTGCGCGGTCAGGTGGCCGCCTGCGCAGCGGCACAGGGGCACCGGGAATTTCGGCATGCTCTCGTCACTGCGGTACGTGTACCTCCAGCGACCAGTCGCCTTGCCTTCAGCGTCTGCGATCTCCAGCGGTTCGTACCAGAGGGCCATCAGACAATCGCCTCAAGGCCCTCGTTGTAAAGCGCGATGCGCTCGGCAAGGCCGAGACGGGCCGGACCGTTCACGCGGAAAGTAACTTCATCCATGCGGTCAGCCACGTCGTTGATCTGGTTCAGGTCCCAGAAAGACCCGGCGCTCAGGATCGCGTGCTGCGGCTCCAGCAGAAGGTCCGGGTTCGAGAGGTAGTCGAAGCCAAGCCGCTTGCCGTGGACCTTGTAGTTGCGCTCCCACGTCAACTGGAAGCCACCCCGGCCGTGGAAGCCGCCGTACAGCTTGATCGACAGGGCCTGCGGGTTGCGGCAATACGCTTGGCACCGCTCGATCTCCCATTGCTCGATCACACCGTCGTGGTTCTCATCGAACACGCGACGGAAAATCTTCGCTAGGCGGTCCGGGTGGGTGTAGTAGAGGTTCTCCTCCATTTTGGTCAGACGCTGGCTTTCAACGCCCAGCGTGGCGCAGAACGCAGCAATCTGCGTCGGCTCCACAACGCTGAAGCGCTCGAAGGTTTCGAGCGCTGCGTCGTAGTACGTCTGGGCATTCTCGGCCGTCGATCCTGTGGCGGCCTGGAACTGATCAAGCGTGAGCGTCATCGCGTGTCCCCGGTGAAGTGTCCGGCCACAGGTGCGGCAAAAGCGAGTTGATGCCGAAGGCCAGTTGACCCATCGCCACCAGCGCCATCGCAAGGGCGTGCGGCGTGGACACCGTGCCGTACTCCAGCAGGGTGTAGCTCATGTAAACGACCGCGACCACGATCCCGGCGATAGTCAACTTGCGCCCGTTGCGGGTGGCGCGGGTCTCGGTGATGTCGGGGCTGCGCAGGGCTCCCAGTTGGAGCAGGGCCGCAGCCACGCACACGAAAATGATTACGACGGGCAAAACCATGCTATGCCTCCTGCTCAGTGCGCCGGGCCACGGAACGCGGCCTCATCCTCGTCCGCCGCCTTAGGTGGGGTCGAGGGTGTGGGCAGGGACGACTTGCCGCGCAGGGCGTCGATCAGGCGGGCGATAGAGCCGAGGGGGTCGCTGCGAAGGCCCCGCCCGAAGGTCTGGAGACCCTCCCAGATGTCGTTGGAAATCACGGAGCACACACCGACGATGGCGAGGCGCAGGGCCTCGGACTTCACGTAGTCCTGCACCCCGAGGCCCACGATGACGGCCACTGCAAGGCCGGTGGCAATGGCCCCGAAAAACCCCGGCCAGCCGCCGTGCTTTTTCTGGATGACGCCGTTGGCGATTCCGATGATCAGCCCGACGATTCCGCTCGTCATGAGCACGATCACCGTGCTGGGCTCGCTGAAAAATTTCTTGAACCAGTCCAGCATGAAAATCCCCACCAGCAAGTTGCTTTACTGGCGGGGATCATAACCACGTACGGCTGAGCTTACAAGTTGATTCAGCGAAGTCCTATGGATTCTGCTGCGCCAACAACGCAGGCGTGATGACTATCACTCGAAAGTATGGATGGACGCGACCTTGGGTTGGGCAGCTTGCTCGGCAAGCTTTGCGGCCAGCCGTTGCTCGTAGACCTCGGCGGAGTCCTTGCCGGGCGCGGCAAGTGCGGCCTTGACCCACGCGACGGCCTGCTCCTGCGTCACCTCGTTGATCTGGACGAAGCTGTCCGGGTCGGCAGGCAGGAGGTCCACCGCGCCGGTCTCGGCCTCCTGCGCTCCGGTGGCGTCGTCGGTCGCGACCACGGTGAACGTGGCGAACACGGCGGTCTGGGGTAGCGGTTCGTCGCGCGTCTGCGCGTTATTGACCTTCCACTCGTAATTGATCATCAGGGCCTCCTTCAGGCGGGGATTTCGAGTTGCTGCACTTTCGATTGGGCCGCGATGATCGCGGCCTGGATCAGGCTGGAGACGCGCAGGGCCGCCTGCGCGACGTTCATGCCCTGTGCGCGCACGGCCATGTCGATCAGCTCCAGTGCGGCCTGCGCCTCCATGTTGTTCATGTTGACCGTGACGGGGATCGGCTGGGGAGCTTGCTGGTTGATTTCAGACATGAAAGTTCCTTTAGGTAGAGAGAGGCGTTGAGGAAGAGCTGTAGCTTAGCAGCAAGCTCACTGACAGTCACGCGATTTGCGTGGGAGCCCGCTTCACGTCGCGTCCGGCCAGACCAAGGCAGGCAACCGTGCTTCGATCTCCGCCAGCGAGGGAACTACTCCGTTGGCTGTGGCTTCGGCCAAGATGTCGTAGCAAACCGCCCAATGGGCGTCGCGGACATTGACCGCATACTGCCCCTCGGCCTGGAATTTAGGCACCGTGCTGGTGGCATACGTGGCTGCCGACAGCACTCCGTCGTAATCGCGGGTGCGAAAGAAGTCGTCCAGACGCTGCTGCACGAGGGCTTGAACATCGGCCACGATCGCGTCCTGCGCTCGCGGCGAGATCACCCAAGTTTGACGCCACTGCCCATCCGGGTCGAGCCGCGGTCCACCCTCGACGGCCACCTGCGTGAAAACATCGAACTGAGGCGCTTCCTCCAGCACTTCGGCATACCCTTCGGGCGGCACGAAGGGATCGGGAAAGCAGATGTTGTCGAACTCTGGCAGGGTCTTGACGGCCCATTCCGTGAGCGGGTACTCGCGCGTGATGGTGTTGATGTATTTCTTCATGTCGGTTTAATGGATAGAAGTACGGCTGCGCTAGTCGTGGAGCCAGTCGTTACCGCCGTTGCCCCCACAGAACTGCTGCCATCGGCCAGAGCATCACGGGTCCAGACGCGAAAAGAAGGGCCTTTGCCGTCCGTGGCATCGACCGCTATTTCAGTCCATCCGGTGATGTTGTTAAAGGCAGTGTTGGCCGAGGCGTTCAGCGCAACCAAAATCGGTGTTGCGCCGGCTGCCGGAGTGATGGCGGGTACGCTCAGCCCGGCACCGCCGCTGGACCCTTTGACGATGGACCCGATAACGTCGAACTGAGTATTGCGAAACTGCAAGATGGCACCGCCTGCCTGACGCTGCTGACTAAGCGTGAATGAATAGCTGGTGGTGCCTGCCGTAGCGGATGCGAGGTGAGCCACCCGCAGGTTCGGGCTTGCAGCTTCATCCGCGTCTTCAACCCAGCCTGTGTCGCCTGACCAGGTGATGTCCCCAGCATTGGTGCCCATGATCGCCAGCAGAAAGTCCCCACTGCTTATCCCCGAGACAGAGATCGGGAAAGGGCTGGTGTTGGTATCGAGCTGACCTAGGAAACTGTTCACGAACGTCACCAGCTTCGGCCCACCACGCCGCCCCATCATCATGATGTCCAGCGGCGTCATGCGGCAAAGCTCCCGTACAGCGTCGTGCCGCCGTCACGCGTCCAGACCCTGAGCCAGTCAGTGCCAGAGGACTGCAACGTCGTGCGTCCCGAGTTCGCCGCCAGCCATGTGCTGAAACTCGTGGTCGTGGAGCCATCGGGCTTGACCCAGTTGATGGTGGGCATCGTCACCGTGAAGGAGCCAAAGTTCACCGCCTCCAGCAGGATCGCCGCCAGGCCCGATGCGGGCCAGTTGGTCGGTGCGTTCAGCGTGAAGTTGCCCGTGGCCGTGATCTTCTGGTGCGAACCGGCCGAGTAGTCTATCGTTTGGGCCGTCGTGCCGCTGTTGCCCTTGTCCACGGATGCAGTGCTCATGGCTTGCAGCGTCTTGTTCGACAGCGTTTCGACTCCCGAACGCGTCACGAGAACGATGTCGCCGCCGCCCAGCAGCGAAGCGCCATTGATCGTCTTGATGCTCGTGCCAGACACCAGCGCATCCTGCTTGGCCGCCACCGAGGCCGGTGTCGCGTAGTCGGTCCCAGCGACGAAGTTGGCATTGGTCCGCACGGGGCTGCCGTTGGCCTTGACCAAGCCGGTGCCTTTGGAGGACAGGTTCAGGTCCGCATTAGTATCCGTCCCGACCACACTGATCGAAGCGCCCGTGCCCGTCACGCCTCCCGTGATCTGTGCGTAGTTCACCGCGCTGGCGGTGTCGGTGATCTTGAGCTGCGTGTTGCCGAAGACGTTGGTCTCGAAGAAAAAACTGCCGCTGCCCTTCGGGCGAGCCCGCCAGTCAATGTTGGTGTCAGTTCCGTTGGTCTGAATTACCGGCGAATTGCCTGCGGAATTGGCCGAGGCTTGGAAGTAGTTGACCAAGGAAGCTGAAGTGCCTTGAGCAACAAAGAGCGGTCCGTTCCCGTTGCGCAAGGTGATCGAGCCGGAACCCTTGCCGGTCACGCTGATGCCAATATCGGTGTCCGATCCAGCCACGCTGTAGGACACATTTGCGCCGGTAGCCGCACCGTTGATGCTGGCGTAGTTCGCCAGCGAGTTGCCCGCAATCAGCGTGCCAGAAGCGGTGAAGGCTCCAGCGGTCAAGGGTGCGTCAGCCGAGTCGTCGCCGAGACGCACTTTAATCGTGGTGCCGCTGAACACCAGCGAGGGGCCGCCCGTACCTGTGGACCCGAACTGAAGGCGAGTAAGCAAGGCTCCGCCGTTGCCTTTGATGTTGGCAATGCTCACGCCTGAGAACGTGAGCTGGCCGCGTCCAGAGAAATCGACCGCGCCGCTCGCGCCCAACCAGAGATTGGTGTTGTTGGCGACGGTTAAACCACCAGTCGCAATGACGGTGCCTGTTCCTTTACCAGACAAGGTCAAGCTAATGTTCGGGTCAGTGCCCGCTGCGCTCAGCGTGGGGCTTCCACCTGTCGCTGCGCCAGTTAGGTTCAAGTAGTTCACCGCCGCGTTCGTGCGAGTGATGCGAACCTGTTCGCCATCCGTCAAGTAGAAATTGATGAACGCGCCGGAACCCTGCGAGCCAATCTGAACGCCGCCCTGATTGGTGCTGCTGGAGTTGAACTCGATGTAGCCCTGAGGCGAAACATCGACACGATGCTGGATGCGGGTGCTTGCGGTCGTCCAGTCCACTGCGGTGACAGAATTACGATACGCGAACAGGTCGATGTTCGTGTCGTTATTCGTCAGCATGCGGAACGACGCGACGCGGCTAGCACTTTGCAACTGCATGGTGCCCGTACCAGCCGAAGTGATGTCCCGCTTGGCCGTCCCATTGATGGCATCAACCAGTGTGCTGTGCAGCGTCAGCGTCGTGGCGCTGAGCACATTCACATACACCAACGTCATCGCAGGCAGCCCGCCGTAGGCCGTGCCGCCTGAGTAAACCACCACCGCCGCGTCGCCTGTGATGAAGTTATGTGCCGCAACAGTCGTGACGATGTCAGTCGTCGTGTCCACCGACGCTGCGGTCGCGATATTCCCGCCCACCGCATCGCCGCCCACATGCAGCTTGGACGCGGGAGCGCCGGTATTCATTCCGATTGCGCCCCTGCCCTTCGTGACAAGATTCAGGTGGACATCGCTGTCGTTGCCCGCAGAGCCAATCTGCGGCGTGCCGCTCGTTACTGCGCCTTGACCGGCGATGTAGTTGACAGCACTGGCGACGTGATTGAGTTGGAACTGCTTAGTACCGCCATTCGTGTAGAACGCATGGACACCCGTGCCCTTGGTCGTGTAGGTCAGGGCGATATTCGCATCAGCGCCTCCCGCTGTAATGCCCGGCCCTGCTCCGGTGATCGCCCCCTGCAAGTTGACGTAGTTCACCGCGTTGGCGATATGCACGACCGCTGCCTGCCTGACCGGGGAGACACCACCGTTGGTGAACAGGCCGATTGTGCCTGTACCCTTGCTCGTGAGGTTCAAACCGATGTTGGCGTCCGAGCCCCGCGATTCAATCGTCGGCGAAGCACCAGTGGCCGCGCCGTAGATCGCGTGATAGTTCACCGCACTAGCGACGTGCGGAATCTGTATCTGCGTCTGCGCAAAGCCATTGGTCGAGAACGTGTGTGTGCCAGTCCCTTTGGTCGAGTAGTTGAAGCCGACGTTCGTATCCGACCCGTCCGAAGAGATGCCAGGTGCGCCGCCTGCGGTCTGCCCCACCACCTTCAGATAGTTAGCAAGGTTGTTGCCCAGCGACACCTGCCCTGTCGTCTTGTTCCACGTCAGGCCGGTCGCACCCGCGAACAATCCGCCGTCGTTGAACTGAACCTGCGTGTCCGAGCCGGACGCGACACCTGCGCTGCCGGTGTCACCTTTGGGGATCGTGAAGTTGAAGACTGCTGCTGACGACGTGCCGGTGTTCGTGATCGTGGCGCTGGTGCCAGGCGCACCGGTCGTGACCGTACCCACGGCGACCGTGGCTGCCGTGCCGGTGTCGCCTCGCGGGATCGTGAAGTCCAGCACCGCCGCCGTCGAGGTGCCGCTGTTCGTCACCGAGGCGCTGGAGCCCGCCGCGCCCGTCGTGGTCGTACCGACCGCGACGGTGCCGGACGGGCCGGTCGCACCCTGCGGAAGGCCGAAGTCGAACACCGCCGCGCCCGACGTACCCGAATTCGAGACCGTAGCCGCAGAACCAGCCGCAAGGGTCGTGACCGTGCCGACCGCGATGGTGGCGGCCGGGCCGGTCGCGCCGGTCGCACCGGCTAGCGTCACCGTCCAATCGGTGAAGGTGCCTGCGCCAGCCGCCGTGTCCACGGACACCACCATCGCACCGGTCCCTGCGTTATAGCTCGTGACCGTGCCCGTCATGTAGATCGTCGGATCGGACGTGCGAGCGACACGCACGTAGCCCGTGCTGGCGAACTGCTTGTTGGTTTCGATGGTCAGCGACTTCGAGCCGGTGCCGACTGTGACGCTCGAAGTGCTGGTTCCCGTCACCTGCGCAGTGACGCGATCCCACAGCGCGTTCAGTTGCGCGATGTAGTCGGTCTGACCGGGGTAGAAAACGGTTGACATCTAAACCTCTTTTAAGTGGGCGGTATCTTAGCTCAGCAGTGGGCTCGCGACAATCAAACTTCTTCGATTTCGAGACCCGACGAGAACATTCCGAACATCGGATGCGAGAGGGTCTGGTTGCCCTTCAGCTTTCCGTAGATTTGGCAGGACTGTTCCAGCGACACGTCCGCGTCCTCCGGATACAGGCTCAGGAACACCGGCTTGGTCATCCCGTTGCCGCGCAGGATGTCGTACATACGCTGACGGTCCGACGCGCTCGTGATTTGCGACAGGTCTACCTTCACCGAACGGGACATCGGACGGCGCTCGGTGCGCAAGTCGCCTGCTTCACTGCGCTCGTGCTGAGTGTTGCTCTCGGGCGTGACACCTGCACCCCACGAGGCGTTGGTCTGCGGCGACCAGTACACGCCGGTGACAAGCCGGGCCACCTCGATGTATCCGAGGCTGTTCGAGGCGTCTGCCACATCGATCAAAAGTTGCTTTACGTTCGCGGTAGCGAAGTAGGACACCCCGTACGCCGCCCCGCCGTAGCTGTAGGCGTTCACGCCCAGCGGCAGGCTGCCCCAGTCCCACAAGCCAAAGGCTTGGTAAGGACAGCACAGATTCGCGCCAGTGTCGAAGGCCGGGGTGGCATCACCGACGTTCGTGTAGCCGCGCACCCGCATCGTCGCCGAGCTGGTGAGGTTGCAGAACGCAAGGGCGAGCATGTTGATCAACTGCGCCGTGGTCCAGCGCAAGTCGTACTGCACCGAGGTGCCGGTCGAGCGATGCACTTCGCTCTTGCGGTCGGTCAGCATGTTGGCAGCGATGAGGCCGCCCGCCGTGGTCGAGGCTGTGAGAGTGCTCACCTTGTTGGCGAGGTTGTCGTAGAGGACGCGCAGGTTGTTGCTCACGATGGGCCTTCAGCAGGAGTGGTAGGAGCAGGCGATGGTCTTGACCTCGCCGGGGCTGGAGAATGTCGCGCCCTCGCGGGCCTTGGCGACGGTGAAGTTGCAAAGCACCTGCACCTGCATGGTCGAACCATCGGGCAGCGTCATGACGAACGGCGTCTGCTTCATGCCCTTGCCAGGCATGGAGCTGGTAACGATGTAGTCGCCCACCTCGATGTCACCACCTTCACCGCACACGTTGATCTGGCCTTCGCCGACGGCGTTGAAGTTCACCAACGTGCGCCCGGCGTTCTCGTAGAACGAGCCGTCCATGATTTCGTGGCGCTGTCCGTCCGAGTCAATCCACCGCGCCGCGATCATGGCCGAGGGAACCGTGTCTACGGTCAACGGGCCTTGCTTCAGTACGAACACGCCCACCGCGCCGCGCTGGCACGGCTGGGTGCTAGGGGCCACCTCAAAGAGGGTGTTGGACATATTGCGCCGCACGATGCAGCGCACATCCACCACAATGTCGCCCGGCTCAAGCTCTGTGTCCAGCGCCTGAATACCTTCGTGCGATCCGGTGAACGGCCCGTAGTTCGTGCCCGAGCCGTCTGCATAGAAATCGAAAGCGTTGGCCGGACCGACCAGCCCGGACGAGCCTGTGCGGTTGTTGATGCCGCGCAGCCCATGCGCCGTGGTGCTGGTGTTGCCTGACGGGATGCTTCCCAGAATCGCCTCGGCCGTGCTGGCGGTGGAGCCGTACGCTGCAATGGCCTGCGTGCCGGGGCCGCCAATGCCAGAGGGGCCTGCGGTTGCCTTGATGGCTGGCTGGTTGCCTGCTGATGGCGCTGCGGTGATGCACGGCATCGTCGGGTCCACAAGGTTGCCGAAGGTGCCGACACTGACCGTGATCTTGTCGGCAATCATGTAACCGTCGCTGGCACTGATTTGAAAGGTGCCGCCACCGAGGTTCACGTCGGAAGCCGTGATCGTGCCGCCGTTAATCTTGGACGCGGAGAGCGTGCCGGTGACAAGCAAATTGCCGTCGATCACGAGACCGGGCTTGACCCAACCAGTGCCGCTCCAGTATTTCGTGCCAGCAGCAGACGCGCTCGCCACCGTCGTCGCATCCATGATCGTCACCGTGTCGCCGATGACGAGATGCGAGGTCGAGTTCAACTGCACGTTGCCGGTGACGCCGTTGATCGCGTTGTAGACCGCACGGTTGGCGTATTGGTCAATGCCGCCCACCGTGCCGGTGCCGGTGTACGGGTCCGCGTCGGTCGCCAGCCAGGTAGAGAGGTTGGCCGCCGTCTGCGTCATGCCGTACTTGGTCGAAGCGTAGATCGTGAGCGCACCGCGAGCGCCAGTCGAGCCGGTCGTGCCTGTAGCACCGCCGATAGCTTTCGTCACGGTCTGCACGGCGCTCGTCGTGATCGTGGTGCCGTCCGCCCGTTTGAGCGTGATCGGGTAGGTGATCGTGACTGAGCTGGTCGCCGAGTCCATGGCGGAATGCGCAGCCACCGTGGCGGTCGTGGTGCCGTTGCCCGAGATCGCACCCACCGTGATCTTGCCCGCAGGCGAGACGACTGGCGTGCCGATGGCGAACTGGCCTGCGGCAAGAGTGCCGGTCGTGAATGTGAGAAGGGTCGAGCCCTCGAAGACCTGAAGCTGCGTGCCGCTGCCGGTGTAGGAGGACACCACGCCAGTGCTGAGGGCGGGAACCGTGGTCGCGTTGTTGCTCTGGGCGACCGTGATGCCATGCGTGCCAGAGGCGACGATGGGCACGATCTCTTCGTCCAGCAGGTTCGTGGTGCCGCCTGCTTGGTACAGTTGCGTGCGGATCGTCACGGTGCCCGCAGGCCAGCCGGTATAGTTCTTCGTGTTCTCGTCCACGGCCGATGTGTACTGCGTCGTGTAGGTCGTGCCATCCAGTGAGGTTGCGATCACGAACCGGCCGCCGTATGCTCCCGGAGGGTTACCGCCCGTTGCCGCGATACCGGAGAACGAGATCGAGGACGGCGTGAAGCTGCCATCCGCGTTGCGCGTGATGCCGCCCGCCGAGCGTGTCAACCAGTACGAGGTCGAGGAGGCGGCTGAAGTAACTTTCGTGAACGTGATCTCGTTCGTGAACGTCGTGCCGTCCGAATCCACGACGGTGCCGCGAATCGTCACCGGGAACGTGGTGACGTTCGTGTAGGAAAGTGTGCGCGTGTCACCGCTGCCGGTCAACGTGGCCGCGCCCGACACCACTGAGAAGCCCACGGTGCCGGACACCTGCTTTTTGGTCGCGGTGATCAGGAAGCTCGCGGGCGCGGCGTTACCGAGGTCGTCCACCTGAAAGTTGAAGCCAGGCGACGAGAGCAGCAGGCCTCGCACCACACTCAGGTACAGTGAGTCCGGCAGCAAGGCCGGAAGCAGCCGCGTTGTCGCGCTCTGAAGAAGAACATCCCGGTCGTTGACAACGGTACTCATGCCAGCACTCCAAATTCGATGCGGCCCTTCAGCCAGTCACGGTTGATGCTCACGATCTGGCCGGTGACGCCACCGGACATGTTGAAGCGCGAGGCGGTGATGGTTTGGTAGTTGCCGAGTTCTTCGAGCATTAGCTCGGCGAGCCCGGTGTACGAGTACACCGTGCGCGGCGTCTTCCAGAGAGTCACGCGGCGTGTGGCTTCCGTCTGCGCGTCGGTGCCGACCAGCATGTACGTGTCCACCTCGTCCGGCTCTTTCGTGAGCTTGTACTTGGCAGCCGTGGTCGCATCGGTCGCGGTCTTCGTCAACCACTCCTGCCCGAACAGGTCCTTGTGCTCCTGCGGGATGCCGGTCAGAAGGTTCTTCTGCACTGTCCAGTTCTTGCAGTAACCTAGCTTCACGCCCGCAGCAACCGCAGGCCGGTCGGAGATGCGCAGCGTCTTCTCCAGCATGTTGCTTTCGTTGACTGCCGTCGCGGAGCCCGGAGCAGGCAGCGCGATCTTCAGCAGACGCAGCAGGCCGGTCATGCTCACTGCAAGTTGGGCACCGATGCTCGCCGCGAGGTCTTGGCAGACCTGGATGACGTTTACGCGATCCGAGAGATACAGGCCCACCGGCTGCGGGTTGGCCGTCGCGAACGCAGCGAGTTGCGCTGTGTCCAGGTCGAGCGTGGACATCGGCGTGGTGCCGTAGTTCTGGACGACGTGCTGCACGAGGCCGGATACAGTGTTCGTGTACGTGCCGCCCGGCTTCACGCCCTGCACTGAGGCCGTGATCGCGCCTGCGGGGTTGGCTGCAAGCGTGAACGTGCCGGTCGCGAGATCGGCTGTGGCCGTGACCGGCACGCCGTTGTCACGAACCTCGATCAGACGTTCGGCTGCACCGTAGTGCCACTGGTACTTCAGCGTGGCGGAGTCCACCAGCAAGGGTGCGATGTTGTGGCACTCGCCCAGCGTGATCGGCAGCAGCCGGTCGGCGTTCGAGGTCGTGCCGCCCAGTTTGCTCTCACTCACTGCTGTATTGAGCTGCTGGAGCTTGTCGCGAATCTTGATGTTCAGAACGCCGCGATCTCGGCTCGTGAGGTCGTCGGTGAGACCTGAGAACACGAGGCGGAAATCGGAGCGCGTCCACCGCATGTCGCCCACGTAAATGTTGACGGCGCGGTTGGCCCACACATAGTTCAACCAGCCATCGAGGCTGCCATCGAGGTTATCGATCTCGATGTCGCCCACGGCGAAGCTGGCAGAGCCGTCGATGGGCAGCTCTTCCTTGATCTGCATGCCGCCCTTGACCACCGCCTTGTAGAGCGTGTGCGCAGGCGTGTCAGCGCCCGAGGTGACATAGCCCCGGTTACTGAGGTATAGCGTGGTCTCCGCGCCGCCGATTTGCGCCACCACCTCCACGAGAACGCAGTGGATACGGCTGTCGCTTTTCAACCATGCGATGAATTGTGCGTCGGTCATTCGAGGGTCGCTTTCTGGCTTTCGCTCCACGCGGCGCGGCTCGTGCCAGCCGCCGCACCGTCCACGATCTTGTCAGCCGCCTTGTCGTTCGAGTCGTACGCGGCAGCGATTTGCGCCTGCACACCCATGCCGTGCTGCTCGCGAAGTTGCTTTACTTCCTCACGCAGGGCACGCATCTCGGAGACCATGGCATCGCTGCCAGCGAACATGCCTGCCGTCTGCGACGCGGTGTAGACCCGGCCCGGCGTCTTGAAGTCCACCAGTTCGGGGCCTTCCTCGCCCACGATGGACAGGCCCGAGGCGAAGCCGCCCTTCGCGTAGCCGCCAGGCGAGTCGGCACCGATGATGCCGCCTGTCTGATACGTCCAGCCGCTGCCGTCCGTCGTATCCACCACCGGGTCCGTGATCGGGTTCGTGATCGGAGGCGGCGTCGTGCCGGACCCAGCGCCCGAGGCGATGAGATTCAGGTACTCCTGCGAACTCTTGATACTGTTCGCGATGTCCGAGATCGATACGCCCTCGGCCATCCGGTCGGTCCAGAACGAGAGACCGCCTGCATCCGGGGCGCGTTGCAGCAGGCTCTGGTACAGGGCTGTGACCTGTTCCACAGGCGTGCCGTGCTGCGACACGTCCGTGACCTGGCCCTTGATCGCGTCCACGATCTCTTGACCGATGCCGTCCGTCGTGGTCGCAAGTGTGGTCAGCGCCGTGAGCTGCGCTTGCGCGATGGTGAGCTGGCTCTGCGCGATGGTGACAAGGCTGTCGGACTTGCTGGCCGACAGTGTGAGCGCGGTCTGCACCTCACTGAAGTCAGTCGTGTACTGCTGGTTCGAGGCGTTGTAATCGCGCGAGGCGTTGAGGAAATCCTGCGAAACGTTCTGAAGATTGCTCAGCGCATCCTCGTCGCCACCCATCGCAGCGTTGTACGTGTCGTGGAACTTCTGCGCCGCTTGCGCATACTTCTGCGCGGGCGTCAGCGGGCTCAGCTCGCCCAGCAGCAAGCTGTCGCGGAACTCGCGCAGGTTCTTCCCGAAGTCCTTGAACTTGCTGACCGTCTCCTTGAGCCCATCCACCGTGTCCTGCAAGGCGGTGGTGCTGTCCTCGGCCGGGCCGACGATGCTCGCGAGGGCGTTGCCGACATCGAGCAGCGTGTTGTAGAGCTTCAGGCCAGAGTCCGTGCTCGTATCCACCGTGTCCACGATGGAGCGGTACTGGGCGCGAGTCATGCCCAGCACCTGGCCGGACGTGACGTTGATGCCCGCCTGCTTCAGCGTCTGGGAGATCGTGCTCGCGACGTTCGTGCGCTGTTCCGGGGCCGTGTAGAAGTTCGTGTAGTACGACTGGAGCTTGGACACGAGCGCGTCCGCGCCGCCCGCGAACTTCACCAGCGCGGCAGCCGCGTCGAACGAAAGCGTCTTGAGCTGATCGAACGGCAGCGCCGTGATCGCCTTGCGGAACGAAGAGACACCGGTCACGGTCGTATTGATCGCGTCCAGCAGCTTCGTCGCCTCGTCGTCCGAGAGCTTCTCGGCGTCGAGCTGGATCATGTCCCGGATCGTCTTCGGAACAACCTCACCCGCAGCCTGCAAGGCTTCGATCATCGACTGCTTCGTGTCCAGCACGAAGTTGGTCCACGCCTGCTCGGACGTGACGCTCTGGGAGCTGGTGGTTTCGTACAGCGTGCCTGCGTAGTTGTCGCCGCGACCCGACTCACCGAAGGTCGCGCCCGAAGAGAGCGTACCGCCCGAGAACACTCCACCGCGACCCCTGTCCGACGACTCGTAGCCACCTTGGTAGCCGGTCAGCTTCAGGGCGCTGCCAAACGCGGCGAACGTGTCGTTGATCGACTGCACCGTCGCATTCATGAGCTGTTTCGCGCCCACGGAGTTCGGGTCGCCGCCGCTCGGGCCTTCGAGGAAGGTCGAGCCCACGCCGCTCGCGCCCACGTAGCTGCCACGGCGGGCGTTGTACGCGCTCTGGCCGTCAAAGCTGTAGGCGTACTGGCCGCCAGCGCGGGTCTCGCCCTTGAACGACTTGGACAGCTCGTACGCCGCGACCAGCGCAATAGCGTAAGGGCCGAGCGCACCGATGATCTGGCCCGCACCGGCCATGAAGCTGCTGAGGCCGGTGGCAGAACTCATCATGGAGACCGCACCGGAGACAGCTTCACCAGTCGCACCGGCCATGGTCATGCTGAAGCCAGAGCTGGCCGCACCGCCGAAGGCACCGAGGCTTCCCAGCGTACCGCCCGCCGAGAACATGTTGCCGATCATCGAGCCGCCTGCACTGCTGGCAGCGCTGCCGAGCGCACCACCACCAGATGAACTACCCAGCCCGGCCGCATTGAGCGCGAAGTTCGTGATTCCCTGCTGCACCGGTTGCAGCATGAGCTGCAAAAGCCACTTTAGCGGGCGCTTGATCAGGTAGTCCTTCGCCCACGCGATCATGTCCTTGAAACCCGATTTGCCGCCGCTCAGGATCGCGTCCGCGAGCTTGTCCTTGACGGTCTCGCCCAGCTTCTTCGCTTGGCCGCGCAGCTCTTCGTCCTTCTTGTATTCGAGACCCAGCGAAGCGGAATCGGCCGCCATGCCCTTGAGCTTCTCCAGCTCTTTGCGAGCCTCGGCCAGCTTCTCGGCCAGCCGATCAGCTTGGCCTTGCAGAACCATCCAGCCGATGACAGCATTGTCGTCCGTGAAATCGATGGAAGACTTGAAATCGTCAGCGGCCTTGGTCGCCTTGTCCGCCTCCACCTGCATCTCGCGCAGGCGTTCGCTGTGACTCTCCTCGACCTTGATCATGGCCTCGGCGCGAGCACGCTCCTCATCCGATGCATCCGCAAGGTCGTGTCGCATCTTCGCGAGAGCGGCTTCTTTCTTGATGCCTTGCTCGGCGTTGCCCCAATACTTGTCGTTGGCGACGCTGAAGCGATTCACCTTGCCGATGTAGTCATCAAGGATTTTGTCGTCGGCCGTACGCGCTGCCGTCAGTGCCTTCTGTGCGTTCGCCTCGTCGCGGATGGTCTCGGCCCGCACACGGTTGTCGATGGTCGCGGCTTGGCGAACCTTCTCGCGGTCGCTCAGGTTCGCGCCGCTCAGCGCAGCCTTCTCCTTCTCCGCTTGATCGATGCGCTTTTTCTTCGTCTCTTCGAGATCGACCAGCAGCTCGCTTTGGTACTGACGATAGTTGACGAGGCTCTGCGCGTAATACTGGCCCGCCGTGATGATCTCGTTGTGGTACTGCTCATCGAGCAGCGTCTTCTGTTCACGGAAGTGCGCTGTGGCAAGTGCATTCTCGGCCTGGTACTCGGCCTGAATAACCTGACGAACACCATCCGCGCCCGAGCGTGCGCCATTGATGCGCGAGCGGATGTCGTTTTCCATCAACCGCTGCTGTTCCGGCGTGATGACACCGTTGAGGTTGTTGATGGCGTCGAACGGCTGCGAGTTCGCGACCGCGTTGTGCTCCGTGATGTCACGGTGCAGGTCTTCCAGCGCCTTGCGCTCCTTCGCGGCGCGGTTGTACTTCTCCAGTCCGGCCGCAAGTCGGTCGGTAGCCGCCGACGCCTTCTCATTGGCGACAGCAGCATCCGACGAACTCTTAGCCCAACCCTCCTGCGCCTCCTTCAGACGCTCGTAAAACTCGACTTCCTTGCGCGCCTTTTCAAGCTCTTCGCTCTTGTTCGCGACCGGCGCAGCTTTCACCGCTGCGTAGTTCTGGCGAGCCTTCTTCAGCTTTTCGTCGGTCGTCTCGTCACGACCGATGGACAACAGCGCGTCCTTGGCCTCCGACACAACGTTCTTGAACCCACGCCACGCTTTCTCCAAGATGCCGAGATTTTCGACCTCCTTGTGCATGTGCGTGTTCAGTTTCTCACCGACCGCGAGCAGCGCCTCGATACCTTTGCCGTGCTGTTCGAGCGTGTGAATGTGACCAAGCTCCTCCTCGGTCATGAAGTGCATCGACTTGTTGTGCGCCTCGGCCCACTTGTAGACGCCATCAGGCATCTTCGCGTAGTCCTTCGCGATGCTCTCCAACGATTCGCCAGTGATGTGCGATTGCGAGATTGCGGCTTGGCCGAGCACGGCTAGGCCGTCGCTGGTGAAGCGTCCGGTCTTAGTCAGCTCCATCAACGCCTCTTTCGCGGTGCCGATGCTGGAGTAGGTCTTGTTGGAGAGCGCGTGGGCCAGCTCATCGAACTGACCGCGCGTGATGCCTGCGATGCCGCCCGTCATCTGCATCGTGTTGTTGAACTCGCGAACCTCCCTCTCACCAAGGGCGTGCGCGGTCGCGATGCCGATGATCGCCACGGTCAGCAAGCCCAACGGAGACAGCAGGGCCTCAACCAGACCCTTCATCACGCCGAGCTGGTTCAGGAAAGCGAACGCCGACTGACGCATGCGACCGAAGTTGCCCGCGAGACCTTCTTCGAGCAGCGTGCCCGCTTCACGCGTCACACCGGCCGTCACGCGCAGGCCACCACCCAGCTCGATCACGGAGCCGTGAGCGCTGCGACTGGACTTCGTGACCTCATCGAGCTTTTGCCTCAACTCGTTAAGGCCACCAGATGCTTGAGCCGTGTCCACCGCGAGGCCGCCAAAACGCTCCGTAACCGCCTTAGGATCGCGACCTTGATCGAGCTGCGCTCGCGCAAGGATCGTGCGTCGGATTTGGTTACGCTCGGTAGCCGCAAGGAAGGCGGCATCGGCCACCAGCACGCGGTCGTTGTAGGCGATCTCCGCATCGAGTTCGGCTTGACGCGCAGCAGCCTGATCGGCCAGGTACTTCGCACGAAGCACCTTCATCTGGTTGGCTTGCCGCTCGTAGGCAAGTGCTTCAGCTTCCAGCGCCGCCGCCTTTTCCTCGTTGAACTTGACCCACTGGACCTTCAGCGCGTTGTCGTTCGTGATTTGGTCCAGTAGCTTCTTCTCTTCGAGCGCCTTGAACTTGAGGACCGCAGCGTCCATCGTGGTCAGCTCGGTCTCCATCCGCGCTGCCAAGTCTTCCTGATGCTTGATCCATTGGAGCTTCAGCGCGTTGTCGTTCTCGACTTGCGCGACCAGCTTCTTTTCTTCAATGGCACGGTACTTCAGCACCGCCTGATCCATCGCCGTCAGTTCGTCCTTCAGACGGGCAGCCAACTCTGCTTGGTACTTGACCCACTGGACCTTCAGCGCGTTGTCATGTTCGACCTGAGCGATCTCCTGCGTCTTCTGGATCGCACGGAACTTGCGCACCGCCTCGTCCATCATCGTGCGCTCGGCGTCCAGCCGCTGCTTCAGGTCAGCCAAGTGCTGCACCCACTGCGCCTTCTGCGCCGCCTCGGCCTTCACGTACTCCTTCGCTTCAGCTTCCAGCCCTGCACGTACGACCTCGGCCCGTTGCGACACCTGAGCCTGAAGCTGCTTTACGCTGTCCGCAGAGGACAGGCCAACACCTGAGATGGTGTACTTGATGCCACCCTCGGCGTTGAGGGCCTTGGCCTGCACGCGCAGACGTGCCGCCGCCTTCGCTTGAGCATCGGCGACCTCATCCGCCCCCTTGTTCACGGCGTCACGAGCGCCCTTGAAAACCGCTGCCAGGTCCGTGCGGATACCGGCCACGGCTACGGTCATCTCGCGGCGCATGCGCGTGACTTGGGTCACGAGCGAGTCGAGGCCAGCAAGATTCGTGGAGCCGCCGCTACCGGCTACTGCCTTTAGCTCGCCCAGCTCGGTCTTCAGCTCGCGGACGTAGCCCGCGAGGGCCTCGATCTCGTTCCGTCCGGGGGCGGAGACGCCAAGGGCAAGGGTGGGGTTGGAGCCGGGAGTGGGCATGGTGCGGTTTCCTCAGCTCATCAGTTTACCGGGCGCACCGGCCCGGTTCAATGTCAAGAACCTGCGTTCTTGTCAGTCTCGCGCTTGATTCGCTCGCCGACCGTCTCGACGTAGGCGGCGTCCATGACTCGGATACGCCGGAAGAACGATTCTCGCTCCCAAAGTTCCTTTATCCCGAAGAACTCGCAGTACGCAAGCAGCTCGCTGATCGGGATCGGCATCGGATGGCCGAACTGGCTGTAGGCCCGGCTGCCACTCAGCTCGGCGAAAGCCTGCTTCCAGAACTGAAGGTGCGGCGAGAGAACTGGTCGGTCCCGAAGGGCCGGTGGGTCTAGGCCGTCCTTCTTCAGGTCCTCCAGAAACTCAAGTTTGGGACCCCATGTGAGGTCCCAAACTATCGCCGCTCTCAGTTTCCCGCGTCTTCCTCGTCCTGCACCACCTTGTACTTCTCGAAGTTCTCCGAGTAACCCATGACCAGCTTGCGGTACTCGCGCACGGCAAGGTGGCGCTTGGCCTCGGCCAGGCGGTCCTCGGCGGTCATGTCGGCGGAGTTCGCCACGGCCACGCCCTTGAACGACAGGTTCTCCCAGCCGAGGTAGATGGCCTTCGCCATCGAGTCGATGGTGATCTCCTCGCCCTTGGCGTCGGCAGCGTCGTTCTTCATCTCCAGAATCGACTTGGCGGCCTCGTACAGCTTCGAGACCAGCTTGCCGTGCTTCTTGTTGCCGCTGCGGGCGACGAGGATGCGCGGGACCGAGGCCGGGTCGGGTTCGCCGCTTTCGAGGTTGCGTGTGGCGGGGCCGAGGGGAATCCAGACGCCCTCCAACTCCTTCGCGGGGTCGGTGGCGAACTGGTTGAAGATGTCGAAAGCCTTAGTCATGAAAAGCTCCTTGAGAGGTTGCAGCAGGGGAAGAACCGATGAGCTGGCAGTATAGGTCAGCAAGCCTAGAAAAATCGACAGCAAAGTTGGTTTTCCTGTCAGAAGCAAAAAGCCGCCCCGAAGGGCGGCTGGAAAAGGTTCTCGGCAGAACCCTGCATGAAGCCCTTACGGGGCCGCAACACCCAGACGGTCGATGAAGAGCGTCTTCTGGAGGGCGGCGGTGGCATTGGCGATGTCGCCGTACGCCTTGAAGTCGAAGGCGACCATCACGTCGGCGTTCTTCTGGCCCGCGACGATCTTGGCACCCATCAGCATGACCTTCGGCAGCGTCAGCACGTAGCCGTTGCCTGCCGTGTCCTGGCACGCCACCGTCAGCGACGTGTAGGTGTCGTTCAGGAACTTGTCCACCAGCGTGCCGTCCGCGAAGTAGACCTCCATGGAGCCCGAGGCGTCGAAGTCGCCCATACCGATGCTGACGTTGCCGAGGTTGCCCACGGCCTTGCGAGCGCGCATGTTGGCGTCCACATTCAGCGACAGCGTGCGGATGTAGGTCGAGGTCAGGGGGGCGTTGTTCTCCCAGAGCTGCGTGACCCCTTTGACGCCGTTCTGCACGTCGAAGGTGTTCGAGGCGGCAAGGGTGCCGGGGAGCTGTGTGGCAGCGCTGCGGATCGCGTCCTTGCCGATGAACTCGATGGAGCCGTCCGTCAGGGACGACGCCTGGAAGTTCAGGCTCATCTTGCTCACGTTCATGCCCCGGTACGTCAGGTACTGGGCGATGTCGAGGAATTGCTTCTCGATGCTGAACGACATCTGCGTGAGGCCGTTCGCGAGACGGGCCGCCGAGATGGTCGAGTTCGCGATGGGGCCGCCCGCCGCCAGCGGGGTGTTCGTGTCCAGCGTGATCACGGTCGTGGTCGGAGCCGTGACCGTGGACACACGGACCCACTTGCCATCGTTGGCGTGGGTCGGAGCGGTCACCTTGATCCACTGGCCCTTCTGGAGGGTGGTGAAGTCGCTGGAACCGGTCGGAGCCACGGACGCCGTGATCGAGCCGGTGGCGAAGGTGGCCGAGAACGTGGTGCCGACGCCCTGCGTGCCGTACAGGGTGTACGTGTTGCCGAGGAGCGCTTCAAGAAAGCGGTCGTACTCGGCGTACTGCATGTGGAAGTTGATCGAGCCCGCCGCTTGGCCGTCCACGGTGGTCGTGGAAGGATTCTGGCGGTCGGCGCGGATTTCCTTCGACTCCTCCTTCTGGATGTCGAAGTTCAGGCTTTCGCCAGTGAAGCGCAGGCCAGTGCCGTTGCCCGTACCCGGCGTCACGCCGAAGTTCGTTTCCTTGATGTAGCCGAGCTGGACGCGGTTGGTTGATGCGAGGGTTCCGGGCATGGTGCTCTCCTGCTGAGTTGGGGCGGATTATTGCTGAGGTTGGGGTATAAAGCAACTACTGGGGCGACTAAAGCTACTTTTGGACTCGGATCAGGAGGAGCATCAGCGGCCCACTCCTTTGATCGACAGATAAGACAGCGTGTTGGTGCCAGAGCCGGCTGTTTTCACGCGCAAACGGGCGAAGTGCCACAAAGCATCTGACGCCGTGACGGCGAAAAGCACGTTGGCAACTGGCGTGATGTCCGCGCCGATCTGGAACCAGTTCACGTTGTCGTCCGATACCTCGAAAGCGAGGACGGGCGCAACGCCGATTGCGGTGAACAGACCGGACACTTTCAACGTGGCACAACCCTCAATGAGCCACGTCGCAGTCGTGCTGCTCGCCGTGTTCGGAACCAGCGCGCGGTCATAGAACTGGCGTTGCAGCGGGCACGCCATTTGCGACTGCTGCCTGTTAATCGCATTCGTAAAGCTGGGCGTCGTGCCTGCAACCGTTCGCACGTAACGGATGCGGTTCCCCGTCAGCGGAATCATCGGCGAACGATACTGCCCGACAGATGTGATGCGTGGGAAGTGATACACGTCGAACCAGTTCGTGCCTGTGTCGTCCGATTCCTGCACAACGACATCCATCGTCGGGTTCGTCCCAGACACCGCTGTGACGTTGACAAAGAACTCGTGCGCCAGCGATCCGTTGCCGGGCGTAATCGCTGCTGAAGTAGCTGTGACAGTGATGGCTACGCTGCCGATGTCCGCTGAGATTGTGTTCGGAACCAGGACCGCGTTCGCCGTGGCCGCGCCACCGTCGAGGATCGCATGCACCGCCGCCCCGGATTGCACATCGCCGCTGGGGCGAGCCACGAATTCAATGCGATGGCGCAAGAAATCGAAGATACGGACGAAGCCGAGGCGAAGATCCGTCCGTTTGATCACTGCGCCGTTGCAGTTCGTGACAGTGAAATCGGCAGGCATAGCCCCACCGTCAATGCGCTCCATCTCCAGCGTGTTGCCGGAGGTGTTCCGAAGGCGGTAAACCCCATCGAGTCCAAGGTCCGTGCCATCGGTTCGTGCTGTTACGCCCGCAAGGTTGACGTAATCGCCCACCGAACCGCCCCAAGTGCCTGAGCCCACGAGCGTCAAGATTCCGTCTGTCAGCGTAGCTGTCTGGGCTACAGTGGTGAACATGCCGGGCGGCAGGTTCTGCCCATTGTTTCGCGTGACGACGCCTCCGTATGCGGTCGTTGTGGACGCGGTGCCAATGACTATCGTGAACGTGGTTGCGTTTACGATGGACGCGACCTGCGTGCCAGTGGCCACGGTCAAGTTCGGGAAGTTGGCCGTGTCCCCGATGCCATAGATGTTGACGAAATCGGATGTCGTCAGGCCGTGCGGGCGGTCGCAGACCACAGTAGCCGTCGTCGTGCCGGTCTTCGACACCGAAACGATCTTGGCGACCAGCGAAGTCAGGCCCTTGTTATTTGTGACACGGAATCGAAGTTTGTAGTGTTTTGCCGGGTCAGGCACGACCTGTGATCGCGTGTACCTGTTCGACAGAACGCCGATTCCGTCCACGCCAACATCGGCCCATTGCACGCGGTCGGCCTGTGCCGTGAGGTGATATTCACTGGCGGGCAGCCAAGCGTAGGTGTAGGCCGCGTTTACCGCCTGCGTGCCTGCGGAGGTGGCGACTGCGACAGAATGGTTGCCGTTCATCGTACCCGAGGGCAACACATCGCCTGCCGATGCACGCGTGTAGAACGAGGCGTTTGCGACCGTTGAGTTCTCGAAGATTTGCGATGTGCCGTTCGGAGCGCCGCCCAGCGGGCTGCGATGGTAGACGTTCCCGTTCAGATACGGCCCAGCCGTCACACTCGGCAGCGCACCGACCGGAGTCGATGTGCAAGTGAACTGAGTCGGCGAGGGTATCGTCGCAACGACCAGCGACGGGTAATTGAAGCGGCTGTCCTGCACGCCGTAGATTCCGATACGCTTACCCGGCACAAACCCGTGTGCATCGACAGTGTTCACTGTCAGCGTTGTCGTTGCTTGGCTGATACTCGCAATGGCAAGTTCGGCAGGCGCAGGAAGCGGGTCTTCCGTACTCACCAACTCCATCGACACTTCTTGTCCGACTGCGCGTTGCGATATGCTGAATCCGGCCACCACTTCGACCGGCATCTCGAAACTCATCTTCGTCGTCAGCGTGGTCACGCTGCCCGGCGTGAACGGGTCCTTCGAGATCACGACGTACGAGGCCGAGACTGCATTGCCATCCAGCAACACAAGGTCGCCACCTCCCTGTACCAAGTCCCAACGGTTCGTCGTGTCCAGCACCTCGAAGGCTTCACGGAACTTGGTCGTGATGTTGTCCGGGCGCGTCGGCATGCCGCCTGCCGGGTCCTGCGCGGGAATGTTCGTGTTGACGTTGGCGATCAGCGTCTGGATCGCTGCAAGGATCGCATTGCCGTCAACCTGCTTGGACTCTTTGGCAACGTCGGGGACGAGGAAATCTGAGAGAAGGGCCATGGGTTAGATGCTCCAGGTCGTGCCGGTCCAGATGAGAACCATGTCCACGTACGGCAGGTTGATAGACATGTCCTCATTCAGACCCATGATCGGGTGGCCGTTGCCGGACACGGAAAGTGCGTGAGTCAGGGCATCAGCCTTGATGAAGACCACGTTCTGCGCGCCTAGCGCGGTCGGGTCGGGCAGCGTGATCTTGATCGCACTCGCGGACGTATCGGCAAGCACATGCTCGCCTGGCAGAGCCGCGTAGTCGGCGTTGACGATCTTCCACTGCGAGATGCCGGACATGCCGAGGTACGGTTGCGGGGCGCTGGCCGAAGTCACCCAGAAGGGCACGAGCATCGGCTGGTAGTAGTAGCCGTCCGCAGTCGTGGGCTTCTGGAGGGCCGCGACGTTCGTACGGACCGGACCGATGTCATCGCGCATTTGAAGATACGGCCGGATGAACTCCAACAGGCGCACCAGCTCGAACGAGCCTCCACCCTGCTTCACGCCTGCGGCGAGCACGATGGAGCCGTAATCCGAGATGAGCGGCGACGGTCCGAGATCGAGCTGCTGGCCGTCGTGCCACACCACGTCCGCCATGAGGTACGGCGTGGTCAGTGCCGCAAGGTCCACGAAGCTGCGGTTGTCGTACTCGATGGAGAGCGGGTAATTGCCAGGCACGGCATCCCAATCCACCTTGGCTTGCTGGAGCGCGGTGCGGATGCCTTGAAGTGCAGCGACGAGGCTCACAGGACCCTCCCGTTCTGTTGTTCTTTGGTCACGGTGTAGGCGATCATCGCCACCTGGCCTTGGATCAGGTTCACCGGACGGATATAGATCGAATGCGCCTCGACGTACGGGGCGATGGGCGTGGCGTTGGCGAAGTACACCGTGTCACGCCACGTCGGCGGGGCCACAGACTTCATGCGCGTCAACGCCTCGGCGACGGCCGGGTCCATGTCCTTCTGGTACACGATCTTGCCGACAGCCATGCGACGCTTGTCCACCACGCCGTCACGGCCGGTCGCCTTGTTCTCGATCTTGGTGTAGGAGTAATTGGGCTCCTTCACCGAGTAGTTCCAGTTGGTCGCCAGGTCGCCTGACCACTGCGGCGACTGGCGCACAAGGTCCACGAAAATGCGCGTGGTCCAGAAGTAGAACACCTCGCTTATCTCGCGGTCGAGCCGCGCCATCTCAAGGTCGATGGCCTTGATGTAGGCGTCGATCCCGGAGGTGTCCAACTTGACGATGTTCACGCGGCACCTCGCGCATGCAGCAAGGTTGCGTCCAGCTCCGTTTGTGCGCTGCGGACGATCCAATCGCGGCCCGCAAGGGTGAAGCGGCTGCCGGTCTTCGCTCCCGCGCTGGTGGGCACCAGCGCGGCGATGTCGCCGGGAGCGATGGTGCCGTCGCTACGCTCACGCAGGCGGTACAGTTTCGAGATGTCCAACTTGATCGCAGGAACTGTTGCGCTGGCACCACTGTGCTTGTCCTGCACCGGGTCGTACGTGTCGCCTTGGAAGGTGGCCGACAGCAGCCCGTCATCGAGCTGGTCGGAGATGGCGACCCGCAAGCCCTCGATGGACTGGTACTCCTCTCGCGTGCGGTAGAGCTTGCCGCTCCCATCACGGAAGAAAGTTCCTTTAACGACCGGCTCACCGGGCGCGACAAAAATGTTCCACTGCGGGTCGAAGTCCGAGTCGGTCTGCGCGTTCGTCTCTTCGCGTAAGTACAGCTTCTGCACCCACACGGACGTACCGGCCGCAGCGGCAAGGGCTTCAGCCGGTGTCAGGATCGCAAGGTTGTCGGTGGCGTGCTTCAGGTTGAAGCCGAGGCGAATCTGCTCGCCGCCGAAGCCGTCCGGGGTGCCGTATCCGGCCACCCAGCGGTCGCCGTAAAGGGAGAGCACCTGTCGCGCGGGCAATGACGTGCCAGGCGCAACGCTCAGGGCGCGGCGGCGGAACGACGAGCCATCGCTCTTCGAGGCGTCGAACGACGTGGACTGCCCGTAAAAGAGCAGCGCCCCGGTGTATCCGTCGTACACCGGGTCGTCATCGAAGTAGGTGGCAGCGTCATGCAGGTCCATCACGTCCCCGTCACAGGGTCGGTCGCGATGCCGACGCTGGCGATGAAGGTACGGCTCGCAGGCAGCGTGACGTTGGCGGTCGGGACGAGAACCAGCAGGAGCGCCCGCAGGCGCTTCATGAAGCGAGTCCAGCCGCCTTCGACGGCATCGCGCATGCGGGTGTTGTCGGGACGACGCTCGACCTCAGCCTTGCCGTCCGTGATCCGCAGCGGGATCGCGTTGTCGTCGGAGCCGAGGAGCTGGCGAGCTACGGAGTAGGCCGCCAGCAGGTTCACGAGGTCGTAGAAGCGTTTCTGGTCTGCCGTGGGTGTGCCACTGGCATCGATGATGGTCTTGATGGCGGCGTACTGCACCATGACCTCCCCGCCGCCGCTGTCCACGTCGCTCAGCTCCAGCAGGAACTGGGTCTCGTAGATCGGCAGCGCAAGGGTGGTGTCCTTCAACTCGCGACCATTCACGCCCAGCAAGGCGCGGATCGTGTCGTAGGTGGTGTAGTCCGAGATCGCCATCTTGGCCCTTCAGGTCACTTCTTCTTGGCGTCGCCGCCGTTCAGCTTCGCATTCGCTTCGGCGGCAGCCTTGGCGGCCGGATCGCCTTGCACCGGCTTGCCTTCACCGTCGCGCAGGATCGTGTCCGGCTCGATGGGGCCGGGCATCTCTTCGCCGCTGGTCGGGTCCGGGCAGGACACGATCAGCGGCTGGCCCTTGATCCAGTCGTCCGGCTTGATCTTGGTCGGCACTTGCGGCTCGAACCGCACGCCCTCGCGGGTGCCATGTGCGAAGGGGTAGAGGGCGCGGCTGATGAACCACTCGCCGTCTTTCTTGTCCACGATGTTCATGAAAGCTCCTTTAGGTATGGAAAGGCCCGCCACTACAGCGCAGCGGCGGGCCTTGCGGACGAAGCGCTGACCGATCAGTCGATGGTCAGCACGTCGAACATGGTCAGGTCCGAGTTGCCGAACATGCGGTACACGTCCTCGGACCAGTGCATCACCATCGCTTCGGAGCGACGGAGCACGAACTGCTCGGCGGCCTGGTAGCTCGCCGACGTGTTCGACACGCGGACGATGCCCTTGGTCGCGTCGAGCGCCCAGATCGTGTTCGCCGGGACCGGGCCGCCTGCGGTGGCGTCGTCCACGATGAACCACTTCACGTCGTTGCCGAAGCCCGTCTGCGCACCGTACGTCTGCGCCTGCGGGTCGATGCGGGCGAGCGTCGGGTCGTAGTTGTTCGAGCCCGGACGGCCGGTGCGGGACTCGACCTTGAGGTACGAGTCGATGTCACCGATGACGTGCGTGATCTTGCGGAACTTGCGGTTGCGGGCGAGGAACTTCACCCACGACTTGTGCGTCACCACGCCGGCCGTCGCCGAACCGTTCAGGGTCGAGGTCGTGACCGCCGACACCGCGCCGGTGTTCAGGTCGCTGTCGCCCGCGAAGATCGAGGACAGGTAGCCGTACACGCGGGCGTCCTTCTCGACTTCGAGGTAGCGGGCCAGCGTCAGGGCCACGATGTCCAACGTGGTCGCGCGCAGCGCCTTCTCGCTGAACTCCATGCCGATGCCGTACGTCGGCAGGGAGCGGTTCCGCTCGCTGGTGCCGAAGCGCAGCATGTTGGGCACGTCGCTGAACTCGGAGACGCGGGCCGCGCGAGCCTGCATCGGGCCATTCGCCGTGTTGTAGTCGATGACCGGCTGGATGAAGTTCTCGGTCGGGATCGACTGCTCGACGGCCACGAGGTCGTTGAAGACCACGGTGTCGGTCGAGTAGTCCTTCTTGTTCGCGGCCTCGATCAGGGTAATCAGGGCGGCCGGGAACAGCGAACGCGGAGCGTTGCCGAAGGGGCTGCCTTGGTCCTTCACGTTGCCCGAACCGAGCACGGTGGCCGTGCCGTCGAGGACTTCCTGCACGGTCGCGGCACGCATGCCGTAGGGGTTCTTGCCGGGCAGGGCAAGGCCGACCGACGCGCACATCTGGTCGAACGCCGTGCCGACCTTCGGGTCGGCGTCGGCGAACAGCCGGTTGACGTACTGCGCCACCGACAGGTTCTCGGCGTGGGCCTTCTTGTAGAGGTCCGGCCCGAGGGCATCGCCGGTATCGACCAGCTCGCCGCCCACTTTGTAATACTTGGCACCCATGTTGGTTCTCCTGTGATCGAGGTTGCGTTGAGGATCAGGCGACCACTGCGGATGCAGCGTTGACGCGCTCGATCACGATGGTGGTTCCGACAGCGCCGGTCCCGACCGAGCCAAGGGACACGACGCGCCAGGCGAACATGCCGTTCTTGATCTGCTGGCCCGCTTCGGCAAGTGTCGCGGGGACCGCGCCGGGTTGCACCGTGGCCTTGCAGACCTTGGCGAAACCGGTCTGCGCGGTGTTCTTGGCGACCACGGTGCCGCAGACGACGTAATCGCCGACCGCGAGGGTGCCGGTGCCGGGCGTGGCTTGCAGGCCATCCGCGACGGCGTAGGCGCGGCCTTCACCGTAGATGCCGCCGACCGAGTAGCCCGCAGCCGAGGCGGTGTCCACCGAAGACACGACGGCTTCGATGGGGTCGCCCGCTGCGCACAGGTCGTACGCGGATTCGGCGGACAGCTTGACGAACTTGTTCGCGTCGCTCTGGTTGAACTTCGCGCCGGTCGTACCGAGACGGACCGTTTTGGTCGCCGCCTGCGGGGCAGACGGCATGATGAAGTGTGCCTTGGACATGGGGTGTGCTCCTTACTTGGCGGCGTTGGCTTGGACGAGGTGGAGGAACTGCGGCGACACGGCGCTCGCAGCGACGGTGGGCTTGGCAGCAGCGTTGACCGCTGCCACGCCGCCCGCAGGGAACTTCTTCTGGAACTGCTCAGCGAGCCGCGCGTGCTCGGCCAGCAGCTCGGTGCCGGTCAGGCTCGCACCCACATCGGCCGCGCCGCCCAGCGCCACGGACATGACGCTCATCGACTGCTTCACGATCTCGGACGCCTTGGCGGCCAGGTCGGCGGAAACGGTCAGCTTGCCGTTCAGGTCGGTGGCCGCCGACTTGGCGATCACCAGTTCTTCCTGCGCCGTCTTCAGGTCGGCGGCGGCCTTGGTCGAGGCTTCCGTCGCGGCGGTCAGCTTGGTGTTCAGGTCGGTCGTCGCGGCTTCGACGGCGGTCTTCACCGCGCCATCGAAAGCAGCTTTCACTTCACCGGCCTCGGTCTGGAACGCGGCGAGCGCATCGCCTTCGAGCTTGGTGCCTGCGGCATTCGCCTCGGGCGCGTCCAGACCGAGCTGGTCGAGAGCGGTTCCCGCCGCGATTGCGAGGATCGTCTTCTTGGCGAAAGCCACTTTCATGTGAGTACCCCTTGTTGAGCTGCGCGAATTGTGTGCGGCTGAGCTAGACGTGTCAAGCGTTTTCATGTGTGCCATCGCTTGATCGAGCGACATGACACCGTCCGTCAGGCCGACATCGGCTGCCTTGCGGCCGGGGAACACCCGGCCTTCGCCCATCGTCTTCTGGAATTCCGCGCTCGTGACGCCACGGCGGCCCGCCACGTAGTCCACGAAAATCTGCCCGGCGTCATCCGCAAGGGTTTGCAGTTGCGCCTTACCCTCTGCGGAGAGCGGCTCCACTGGGTTGTTCAGCGCCTTGAACTTGCCGAAGCGCACGATGGTGGCGGTGACGCCGTTCGCTTCGAGCTGCTTCGAGCGCTCCATGTGCATGATCAGCGTGCCGACCGAGCCGACCGTCGAGGTCTTCGAGGCGTACACGTTGCGGGCCGAGGTGCCCATCCAGTAGGCGGCGGAAGCCATGAGGCCGTCCGTGTGCGCAACCACCGGCTTGATCTTGTCCACGGCCTGAATGAAGTCGCCCGCGCTCTCGACGCCGTTGACCTGGCCGCCACCGGAGTCGATGGACAGCAGGATCGACTTCACGTTGGAGTCGGCAACCGCATCGCCGAGGGCCTGCTTGATGTCGTCGTAGCCCACCACGCCGAACAGACGCAGAAATCCCGCGCTGCCCGCGATCAGCGGACCGTCCACCTGCACGACGCCCACGTTGCCGTGGATTTGCAGCATGGGCGGCAGACCGAAGTCGTCGTCACCACCTCGCGCGATGACCGCCGCCTTGAGGGCGTCGGTGCCTTGGGCTTCGAGCGCAGCGAGCTGCTCGATGGCGTGGAGGACAGCTTGGAAGCTGTCCTCGGTGCCGTACCAGAGGGGAGCAGAGGTATTGCTGAGCTTCATGGCGGGCGAGTATATCGGTAAAGCGGCTTTATGCAAGGGCCAGTCCTACATCCGACCAGCGGCAATCTCTGACGCGGTGGGAACAGAGTAGATAGGTTCTTCCACGCGCTCGCGAGGAAAACGGCGATTCACGAAATCCAAGCTGACCGGCATCAGGTCAAAGGAGCCGTCCTTGCAGGCGTGCAGCATGAGGAAACCGCGCCAGTGCTTGTTGCCCTGCGGTCCCATGAACTCCTCATCGTGCTCGTAGCATGAACCCGCGATGATGGCGGTGAGCAAGGTGCCGTCCGCCCGGTAGCCGGTCGCGATCTGGAGGCCCTGTTGGTGGAAGGCCACACAGCTCATGTGCTTCTTGGTCAGCAGGGCTTGCGCGGTTGTCACCGGGCGGCCCATGACGCCGGACGTGAAGAAATGGGAGAAGGCGACGCCGTTGATGACGCCCACTTCGAGGAAGGGGTGAACACGCCAGCCGAACTCCTCGTAGCCGAGATCGTTGATCGACAGCACGCCATCGAGCTTCGGGTCGTCCTCGACCGCACGGTTGATGCGCTGCTCGTGGTTCCCGAGGAACAGGTCCATCTCGGGCAGATACGGATGTTTGGCCGTGAGGTTGTACTCGCGGATCGGGCCGAGCAGCGCAAGCATTGCGTACTGGGCAGCTTCGATGTCGCGCTTGTAGCGGCGACCCTCGAACGCCTTTTTGCCCTTGTCGTAGGCCGAGAGGGAGGGCATGTCCGCGAAGTCGCCGCCGCAGATGATGCGGGCGGGGCGTTTCTCCAGCGCGTACATGCCGATGCGGCGCAGGAATGAGAAGTCGATGCCCGGCTTGGCCTGCACATCCGGCAGCACGAGGATGCGCTCGCCGGTTCCGTTAAGAGTGTTCGCTTCTCCTCGCCGCACGGTCCGCACCACTGTCGAGTGGTTCACGCCGAGGAGCTTCGCTGCTCCCGTCACGCCATGCTTGGCTACTGCTTCGAGGACCGCCTGTTGGCGCTTGGTCGGTTTTCGTGTCATATGGTCTCATAAGGTTGAACAGGGAGCGGCTGTGCTCTCAGAACCTCGGAGACCAACGCCGTCAGAGCAACGGCGCAGGGTAAAGTTACTTGCTCTGTCCGCCCTTGGACTTCTCGGGCGTCTTGCTCTTGCGCGATTGGGTGGCAGCGCCACCGCCGCTTTGTCCGCCGCCAGCGCCCGTTCCGCTGTAGGCGTTCTGGTCCTCGGCACCGGCCGACTTGAGCGCAAGGATGTCGCTGATTGACAGCGTGCCGCTCTCGTCCGTGAAGCTCTTGGGCATCGGGAAGCCGTTCACTCGCAGGCAGAATTCCATGGCACCGATCATGCCCAGCGCGTACATCTTGGTCAGGCGCTCGAAGCGCATCGTCTTGAACGCCTCCAGCTCGGTCGCCGGGCGCAGCTCGATTTCATCGAACTCGAACGTGACAGTCACGTCCTGGCCGAACAGGCGACAGGCCATGGTCAGCATCTGCGAAAAAATCTCGTGCAGCTTCAGGCGCACCGAGGCGTTCGCGCCGAGCATGAACAGCAGGGTCTCGGTCGAGGCCACGTTCTGCGACCCGGAGCCGTTGCCCAGCACCGCAGGCATCGTACGCGCACCCTTCGCAAGGTTGGCGTCGATGATCTCCTTGAGCGCGTTGAACTTGTCGGCCGTGGTGTCATCGCCCTCGATGTACTTGACGGTGATGAAGTTCCAGTGGACGAGCGCTTCTTCGACGCCCAGCTCGTTGATCGTGCTCTCCACCTGCGCGAGCAGGTTGTTCAGGAAGGCGTCGAGGTCCTCGGGCGGGCCGTTCAGAATCTCGGGCGGGATGATGTTGCGGACCTTCTCCTCGTCAATCGCGATGTCGTAGCGCGGGTAGACGTGCCGCTGCATCACGCGGCGAAGGTCTTGGATGAACTGTTGCGACGTGATGACCGGCTGGATGGCGGCTTCGAGCGGCGACTGCGGGTACGGGTCCAGCAGCGACGGGTCGAGGTAGACCATGAAGAAGGTCGGGATGTCCAGGTCGATCTCGGTGCCCGAGACCACCTGCACCGGGCGCAGGCCGCGCGAGGGGCCGTAGTCGTCCTCGTAGAACTTCAGCAACGGGACGTGGATCGGCTGGAACTTGTACGGCAGCCGTCCCTTGTCCAGCACCAACTCGCAGCCCATGCCGCCGTACAGCATGCCCTCTTTCGCGAGGGCCTCGGCCACGGTGCGGATCGAGCCGGTCTGCGAGAAGCCGCTGGAGTAGTCCGGCAGCTTGTCGAAGCGCTGGAGGATTTCCCACGCAAGCCGGGTAGCGTCGTCGTTCACGCTGCCGTCCGGGTCGCGGGCGATGGCGATGTACTTTTCGGGGATGCCGACGCGCAGGTAGGCGTTGAGCGAGGCCGCGAGGTCCGGGTTGGCTCGTGCCAGGTTGCGCAGAACCTCGGGCGTGTCCCGGCCAAGCCGGAACGAGTTCACGATGTCCGTCGTGGCGAGCTGAAGGTCGGTCTTGGGCAGCGCCGACGTGGACGGGGTAAGGTTGGTGACGTAGCCGGGATAGCCCTGACCCTTCGGCTTGACCTTGGGCGGCGGGACCGGAGGCAGTGCGCCGCCACCTCCCTTGGGAGCCTTGCCGCCCGTCACGGCAGCGGCGATCTTCGTGAGTCGGGTGGCAAGGGTCTTGAACATGGTGCGCGCGATTCTGCCACGCAACGGCTGAGCTGCCAAGTAAAGCAGCTTTCGCCCGTTGTCAAGCCTCCAGCGTTTCGCCGGTCAACTTGTGGACCCAGAGGTCGCAGATGCCGTGCGGGCTGACGGCAAAGCCGCCGACCTTGCAGTGGGCCGCGAGGAACTGCAAGGGTGGCGCTACCTGCACGCCGCTGACCACGATGGCCGGTGACGCCTTCTGCTCGGGCGCGAAGTTCTTGCACACGTTGCAGCGCGGCGGGTACTGCTCGTAGTTCTGGATCGCTTTCGCGCGTTGGGCTTTCTTGTTGCTCATGACTTCGCGTAGCCCTCCGTCAGGGCGTCGGCCTCGCAGCCCGCGTGGACGCGCACCGGGTAGCGGTCGTGCGGGGTCAGGAGCCGCACGAAGTAAAAGCCGCCTCCCGGCTTCCACTGGAGCTGCTTGAAGCAGTGGTGGCAGAAGCTGGCACCGCCCGAGCTGAAGCCGGTCACGGTGCCGGTTCCCGGTTGCAGCGCATGAACGACATGTCGATCCATCTCGGGTCTCCGAATTTGCGGAAGAACAGGCTGCACGCGCGGCGACCGAACGGCTTCTCGGTCCAATCCGGCTCGGAGGCGTAGACGTTCTCCTTGCCGTCCCGAAAGCGTAGGTCGCACGCCTGCGCGATCAGCTTCATGATCTGCTCGTGGTTGTCGGTCGCATGGTCAGCCCACGGCACGAGCAGCAAGTCGAGGTCCCGCGTGAAGCTGCCGTGCAGCGTGACGGCGTAGCCGTATGACCAGCCAATACACCTCGCGATGCTGTAGATGCGTGCGTAGTCTGGATCGTAGATCATGGCCGAATCAACTCCTGCCTCTTCACCTTGAAGGATCGCATGAGAGTCACGCCCGCGCCAAGGGGAATCTCCCGATTGGCTGCACCGCGCATCATGCACGCGATGTAAAGGTACAACAGCGAGAAGTGGTAGTGGTCGTTCTGCACCTTGGACTTCACCCACGTCCAGGTCAGCTCTTGGTTCGAGTCGAACTCCTGCACGCGACGCATGTCAAGGAGCTGTTTCTCGAACAGCTCGTCGTCATCCTTGGAGATCGGCACCCACTGAAACTCCTGCTTGGAGCCTTCCTTCACACCGGCCTTGATGATGCCCAGCAAGCTGTCCAGCGCCTTGTCGCGGTCGATGTGGACGGTGTGGATCGGCATCTTGCCCTTGTCCTCTTCGCCGTCGAACATGTGGACCTTGAACAGCTCCAGCTTCTTGCTGTTCGAGAACACCGCGCCATACAGGTTGCGATACGTCTTCTGGAAGCGCATCACAAGGTCCGTGTACGGCTGCGAGTCCATCACGGTCATGACCACCTTCCACTCGGCCGAGAGCTTGCGCATGCGCTCGTCCATCATCGCAAGTGGCACCTGCTCGCGGTAGCACACGATGAACTCGCCTTCGAGCGTGATGCGCCCGATGGTGATGTGACTGGTCGCGCCCACGTCCACGCCCATGCAGTGCAGTTGCGAGCTGCGCATGTCCGTGCCCTCGGGAAGCTGGGCGCGGTTCAGGTCCGACAGCGTGAGCGCCTCGGCCGCGTCTTCCTCCTCGATGCCGAGGTTCTGGTTCACGAACTCGCTGTACTTCGTGTACGCGACGCTGGCCTTCAGAAGGTCCACCACCGAGATCAGGTTCGGTGCGTCGAAGGGCGCTACGAAGTAGCCGTGCGCCTCGAACGTATCGCTTGGGTTCTCCAGCACCCACTCGCGGCGGCTCGGTTGGAGGTTCGCCGGTTTGCCGCACTTCGGGCACAGAAGCTGCGCCTCCAGGTAGCGCGTGCGCCCGATGTTGTTCTTCGTGATCGTGCGAAGGTCGTGATCGTACGCCGGAATCTTGACGTGCTCGAAATAGTCCGGCTTGAACCAGTGGTTGCAGCCGTCGCACTTGCACAGGTTGCGATACCGCATCGACTCCAGCATCTCCGCGTGGATGCCGTACTTCGGGATCGTAGGCGTGGAGAAGTTGCGACGCAGCTTGAACTTCGAGTGTGTCAGCCGCGAATGAAACTGCGTGAGGATGTGCGGGTCCGAGCGGTCGATCTCGTCCGAGATGATCATGTCCGCAGGCGTCGAGATGGCCTGCGTCTTGCCGTTCGTGCCCCGAAAGTACATGAACGACGAGCCGAACTGCTTCTTGCTGCCGCTATTGAGCTTCGGGTTGATCGCCTCCTTCAACTTCGGCGACGACTCGATGAAAGGATCGATCCGGGTCTTGGCGAAATCTTCGGCGTCGCCCGAGAACGGGAAGGTCACGATCACGCTGAAATCCGGGATCATGTTCGCAAGGGCCACACCGTAGCGGGCCATGATCTCGGACAGGCCGATCTGTGAGCACTTCTGCACGTTCACGACGCGGCAGGCATCCGAGATGATCGTGCGCTGGAACTCGTGGTCCACGAAACTGTACCGCGCGCCCTTGAGGTACGTGTACCTCTCGATGAACGCCGCCGCCGTGGAGATGTCCCATGACTCGTTGACCAGTTGCCGGGTCTCTTCGATGAAGTCACGGTACATCAGGAAGCCCTTGCCCAAAAACGGTTGCGCGGTTCGGGATGCGGCGGCTTCTCCGCCTCGACCACAGGCACGTCAACCCAGTTCGTACCGTCCGTACAGCACTGCAAGGTGTCCGTCGCGACGAGGGTGAGCGGCGGCGGCGGGCCGCCAATCAAGAAAGGACCGTCAGGCTTCAGGCGCTCCCACTGGAACGTGCGATGGATGCGCAGCTCGATCTTCATGCGACCTCTCCCTGACCCTCGACAGCTTCCGGCTCGGCCGGTGCAGCGTCTTCAACGCCCATCAGCTCGGCCTCCAGCAGCTCGAAGAAGCGGTCTTGCGCTTCCTTCGGCAGGGACTTGACGACCTTCACCACGGCTGACTGGATGCGCTTGTGCCGCTCGGAGGTGTGAAGCTCCATCTGCACCTTCGCAAGGGTCGTGATGATGTTGGAAATCGAGTTCTGCACCTGCGCTCGCTGGTTCATAGGCACGCCAGCGTCCTTTTTGGCCGCATCGGCTTGGAGTTGTTTTGCCATCTGGAGCTGGCGCAGCGACTCTTGCACGAGATCAAGGTCGTCCAGCGACTTGATCGGCAGCCGGGCGTCGATCTTGGAGCGCAACTCCAGCAAGCCCGCCTCATCGAGCTTTTCGATGTCAAAAACGGTGGTTTCGGCAGGCTTGTCGTGCAAACCGCCCAAATCCTTGAGTTTGGGCTTCGTTTTCTTGTCAGTCGTCGCGTTTTCGCTCATTTCCGTCCCGCTTTTGCGTGTTTTCAGCGCATTTTTCGCATGTTTGACAGCGGTCCAACATGCGTTTGATGGCGTTTTCGAGGGATTCGCGGTCCCGCCACTCGTAGGCGTTGCGCAAATCCACTGCGATGCGTTCTGCGGGAGTGCTCATGTGTGCGGCAGCATGTACTGGGCGCACACGAAGAAAAAGCAGGTGGCCGCTACGACACCGACACACAAGCCTGCAACGAAAACGGCCATGCCATCAAGGGCACGGCCGTAACGGTCCATAAAGCTGCTTTTCATCTGAGCCCCGCAAGATGGCGCAGCATACTGCTGAGCCGGGGCTCACGCAAGGGCTACAGCTTCTCGATCTTGAAAGTCTGAAGCAGCGGCACGTCATCGCCGACGATGCGCGGCTCCAGCGTCACCGTCATGGTCGGGATTTCGTTGTGCCGCAGGCGGATGTCCAGCCCCGTCACGCCCTCGGCGGGCATGTTCGGGATCAGGCGCTTGAGGCCCTCGAAGAACTCGTGAGGGGCTGCCGGTATGCGGGGTATGGTTTTCATGCCCTCTTCCTCTTCGGCCCCTTCTTGGCCTCCTCACGGTACTTGGCGATGTGGCGGAACATGGTGCGCTCGGAGCACTTGGCTTCTTTGCACGCCTTCGCCATGTCCATCGTGCCTTTCATGACCATCTTGGCGAGCTTGTCGCGAAACTCGATGCGCGTCTTGTAAAGTTTGGCCGCCGCCTCGCGCTGCGCCGTCGTCTTGCCCGGCTCCTTGGCCTGGAGCTGGGCGACGACGCGCGACAGGTAGGTCTCGGACACGCCCAGCTCCTCGGCCGCCTCGGCGTTCTTGATCTTGCGTGTTCGCAGCGCGGCAAGCGTTCGCTTGGGGATGCGTTCGATCAGGGGTTTCGCAGTTGCCATTTCCGATTTCCTTGTGGTAGATGGCTGTCAATATATCAGAAAGTGATGAGGCAGGGCTATGGCGTGTGGCGATAGCGCACCGCCTTGACCCCTTCATGCGTGAAAGGTTCGTCATGCGTGCAGATGATGCGACCGTCCTTGATCGCGACCCAGACATCCGGGTGCGTGATGGGCACGAGAGCGGCAGCGCCTGCGGCGTAAGGGGCTAGCGCGGTGATGCTGTTGGCGGTGACGGTGTTGGAAGTTAGCCCGTCTCCGACGCCGTACGCGCCGGTGACGATGCCCCCGGCTGCGTACTCGGCTTCGCCTGTGGCGGGCACTGTGGTTTTGGCGGGGCCGCCGACAGAGGTGGGGAATGTGACTCGGACAGTGGCGGGGATGGAGTCGGTGTCGGTGGTGGAGCTGGAGCCGTAGGGGCAGGCGGGGTCGTGGTCTAGGTCCGCGTACGCGCCGTAGCAGCAGTAGTGTCTGCCTCCAACTTGGATGAGGGTGGTCATTTCAGCGCCTTTGGTAGGGTGTGTGGTCTATTGTGACAGATTTTCCGGCTTTGTGGTCTGCGATAGCTTGTTCAGCAGCAGCTACGGTGTCAAACAGCCCAAGGTAGTGCCGTTCTCCGTGGCGCATGTAGCAGGCGGACCAGCGCCGGGCTTTCGCTTGCCAGTACACGCCCCGTACCCCAGAAACGCCTCTTGCGGGGATGTTGTCGCTCTGAAGGTTGGTGGTGTGCGTGACGTCCGCGAGGTTGGTCCATGCATTGTTAGTGCCGTCGTTGTCGCCATGGTCCGTGATGTTGTCGGGGAATTTGCCGAGCATGTAGAGGAATGCAAGGCGGTGGGCGAGGTATCGCTTACCGTCTACGCTTATGGCGATGTACTCATTCCCGTTGCTTATTGTGCGGCTGCCTGCGACTGCGCCTGCCGTGCGACCATTACCACTGACGTTCCAGTAGAAGATGCCGGAGTCGGGGTCATAGCGCAGAAGTTGCTTTAAGCGAGCTTGGGTGAGCATGGTTCGGCCTGTGAAGTTTGAAAACGTGATTGTACCTGAATTTGGAAAAGTCGTTCGGACGATTTCTTGGCCTGGGTGCCCGCCCGCGCCGCTCTCCCGGTGGAATGAGTATCCGTCCGCCATCCACCCCGGCATCCACCC